CAAGTGTAGGTCACCTCCTATTTTTTTCGACATTCTATACCTGATGTCAGCTGTTGGTTCTATTGGCTTTTCCATCCATGTTTTGTAGGTCTCAATTCCAGACCCCTCTACCCAACCAAACTTCTGCGGCACCCCTATAGCATGCAGCACTCTGTAACTACTTTTCTTTGCTCCATCCAGCAATTCATTATAATCAACATTAGCTGATGTAGCGAATGTACCGAATTTCATTAAAACTCTGTATGGATTGGGCATCAAGATACACCCATTGGCGTAAGGCGTTAGCTGGGCACTACAAAAGTTCATATCAAACATATCTTTTCTTCTAACTGTCTCACATTTAAAACCGAAAGTTTTACCAGACTGTTTGTAATCTATATATTTATCTTGAAACAACATATTATCATCCCCTTGCACTATTTCAGAGAATTGTCCCTTATAGCTACCCAGTCATCCTCAACCGATTGGGCATATTCATACAGATGCATAATGGCATTAATTATACCATTACCCAGAGATGTATAAGGGTCTCCTGATTTCCTCCCATCGGGGGTGTAATATCTAATGCCAAAACGTGTCTTGGCATTTGTTCTAATATTGGCATAAATTAGTTGATTAACAGCTACCGGTGCCCCAAAACTTTGATATAGTTGGTGCTCAAACTTCAAACAATCTCGTTGGCAACTTGAATCAAATTTAGAGATATCGTCCTCAATATAATATCTCCTCAACCTATGCTTCCAGGCCCATCTACCTATATCTTCCCCTGATTTCCCACACGCTGTTGTTATGAAATGGTCCTCATTCCAACTTTCTTTCAATGCATCTTGTAAAGCCATAATCCACGGGCCAACTAGGACCACAAAATAAGGCGATGCACCTGATATCATTCTTGGGGCTTTCTTTAACAGCCCCTCCTTGGTTCTATACAATAGGTTTTCAACTTTAATAAAACAACTCCTTTTGGTATACGTCTTAAGTTGTTGCAAATCTAGCTTTGTAAATTGGGTTATCCCTAATTGTTTTAAACTCTCCCAAGCTTCGTGATACATTCTAATCACAGAAGGCCTCGATCCTACTCTTGAAATCCAAGTCTCGAAATCAAGCGACTTTACTTTTTCAATACCAGGGAAAATATATTTCTTATACTTCATGGTCCAAATTTTGACCTTATTCCACTTCCCCTTTTCTGGCGGGATCAAATCCATGGTCACTCTACTTCTTATGGCCTGATTTTCATTGTGGGAATTATTGGAGAAATGGACAGGTTTATACATTTCTGGTATCAGATTCGGCATGGTTTGAC